GCAGTAAGTGCTGCAATTGATTGTGATTGAGTAAAATCATCTAGTGATTCATTTGATGTACCGTAGAATTTATTAAGTTTTTGTAAGATACTTGCATTACTTGTACCAACTTCTTCTTGTAATCCCATCGTTTTAATCATTTCTTGTAAGATTTTAGTTCTGTTACCTTCTAATCCTTCCACTTCTGCATAATATTGGAATAATCTACCAACTGAACTAATAACACCTTCTGTAGCATCCTTAGAACTCACTAATTCATCCTTTAAGTCTTTTTCTGCATTCTCAACTTCGTTAGCACTATTCTTTATTGAATAATATGCATTAGCCACATCAGATGTAGCCTGTCCAGTATTAACTAAGTCGCTTGCTAATCCCATTGATTCGTCTCTGAACATGTTAGTAGTTGATGTTGCTTCATGTGATGCTTGTGCATATTCCAAAATCTTATTATAAGCTTGCGTGCCTTGTCCTACTAAATCACTAATAGATTGTCCAGTTTGTGATGTTGCATGAGAGAATGCTTCACTTTCAGTCATCCCTTCATTCATACCATTTATAAATGTTTCAGTCCAGTTAGCAACAGTTTGTCTATTCCCTTTTGAAAGACTATCTAATGTTTTAGAATAGGATACTTGTTCACGTATTAATGCACCTTGTGCCTTTTCCATATCAGAATAATCACGTATCATCTCTTGAGTTAACATACCAGAATCAGCAAATGCATCAAATAAACTTCTCATATCATTAACTTGATTCTTTCTAAGTTGATATAATTTAAGTTCTATATCATATAGTTTACTCTCTGCATCCCTTAATGCTTGTACTCTATCTTCATAGAATTTCTCAAAGTTATTTCTTGTTGATAATAATACATTCTGTCTTGCTTGTAATGATTGAGATTCAATAAGTGCTTTCTTATATTTTTCTTCTGTATCTAAAAGTTGCATCTCTTGATCTGCCATAAGTTTTTCTGCATGGCTAAGATTTTCATATTCCTCTGTTTGTTTTTCTAAAGCATCATTCAACTCATTGTTAGTTAAACTAGCAATCTCCTCCGTTAAATCTATTTCTTCTTTTCGAGTCTTTACCATCTCATCCATTATATCCATAGCTTCTTGTGAACGAGAGCCATATACTCTAACAGCCTCATTATATTCATTTTGCATATCAGCAAGTGCTTCAGTAGTGGATTGTAAGGATGATTGTTTACGTTCTATCCTATCTTCTATCTCGTCTACTTTACCTAATGCACCAGTAAATGTATCTAAATTCTCTGATAATTTAGCGAATGCTTGTATAAGTTGTGAAGATGTAGCCAAAAATCTCTTTTCAGCTTCTTCTGCTTGTTCAGTTACATTCTCCAAATTAGCTTTAGCATCAATTAAATCTTTAGCACTACTTGTTTCATCTGCTGTCACACGAGCTACTTCCTCTTCAGCTTTACGTTGTTCATCTAATTTTGTATTTAATTCATCTAAAGCATCAGAATAATTCTCTGTCTCTTCTGATAATTCTCTAACATATTTGTTGAGTTCAGATTTCTGTGCATCCTTCTGTAACATACTAAACATAGCAAGTAACGGACCTAATGGTGTAAGTGTCATCACTAAATAACCAATTACATTGCCTAATGGTTTTAACCATTCAATAAGGTCTTTTACTGCACCAACTACTGCATCTATAACTGGTGTTAATGCTGTTGCTATAGTATTAAAGATGTCAAATTTATCATTTAGCCATAATAATGCACCTACAAGTACACCAATTGCAGCAGCAGCAGCGAATAAAGGATTAGATAAACTAATACCAGCGAATAAAGCAGATGCTCTTGTTGCTAATAATGTAGCAGCGTTATATGCTAACATTGCAACTGTTGCTACTGCTAAACCTTTTGTGAACGATTTAATAAGAGGGACAAGGGGACCCATATTCTCTTCCATCCACTGAAATCCACCAACTACTGCATCTACAGCAGGTAATACTGTGCTTCTAATAAATCCTGCTAACCATTCTAAAGATGGACGTAATAATTCTCCTAATTTAATTGCAGTTGATTCAGCAGCAGCAGATACTAATTTAAATGAACCCCATAAAGTAGTTCTCTGTCTTTCAGCTAATTCACGAGTCATACCTTCAGCACCTAATAGTGTCATTCGGTATGCTTCCATATTTTCAGCATTCTTAATTAAGACAGCAGCAGCACCAGCAGTTCTTGCTCTAAAGAAGTTAGCAGCTTCTCCTGCGCCAAATCCAGCAGATTGTAATGTTTGAAGCATTTCAGTAAGAGTATGAGTTTGTGGAGATATATCCTCCATAGTTAAACCCATAGCAGCTAAAGTCTTTTTAGCCTTTTCTGTTGGTTTTAATAATTTAGTGAGAATCATATTAAGACGTTGCCCAGCTTGAGATCCCTTTAACCCGGCGTCAGCCAACGCCATGTTTGCTGCAACAGTCTCTTCTAAACTAATACCTAATGTATGTGCCATAGCACCAGAATATCTTAACGCATCTCGTAATTTTTCAGCAGTTAAGAATGAATTAGCAATTGCAGCAGTAAAAATATCAACAACATGTTCTGAATCAGTTAAATCCATATTAAACATCTTTAAAGCTCTAGATACTGCACCAGTAGCTTCTGATAATTCTATTTGTTGTGCAGCAGCATAATAGATAATTGGTCCTACTGCACTCACACCTGTTTCTACACTTTCCATCGCTTCAGCAACATCAAAACCAGCAGATGCCAAATCATACATAGCACCAGCAGCTTCAGTTGCAGAAAAGATAGTTTCTCTACCTAATTGTGCAGATACAGCCTTAATATTCTCAACAGTAGCATCAAAAGAGCCTCCAAGTCTACCAGCAACACCAGCAGTCCTTACAGCTTGTTTCTCGAATTCTTTCATAGTTTCAACCATTGATTGAAATCCCTGTACAATCTTCATAACTAACTGTACACCAATAGTGAATTGGATATAGTGGGATATTTTACCCATGAAATTAGAGAACATGCTCATTTGTGCTTTATTATAAGCCATATCTTTAGCAATACGCCTTGATGCTGATAATGAGCCATCAGCCATTAATTTAAAGGATGATTGAACTTTGTATCCTGTTGGAATAGTTTTTTGTAGTGCAGCATTACCATTTTTAACTCTATTTGCAAACATATCAGCAGTTTCACCTGCACCTTGAAATGTTTGAGTCATTGAATTAGTTTGTTTACTAACTGTTGCTGCTGAACCTCCAACATCACTAAAATTAGTTAAAACGTTGTGAAGTCCATTACCTAATGCATAAATATTAGTGGATGTAGACTGAGCAGTTTGTCCTACACCTGCAAGTGATTTACTTGCCACTCCCATAGACTGAGCAGATTGAGCCATTCTTGCACCAGTAGTAGAAACACTCTGGCTTACGCTACTCATTCCAGCCATAAAAGGTTTCATACTAGCATGTGCTGACTGTGCAGCCTTACTAAATGAATTGAGGCGCTGTGTCATCCCTCTTATAGCATTTGAGAACTTAGCTGTATTAGCTGTAAATGATACACTTATTGTACCGAGTGTTGCCATGTTATTATTTCCTTGTTATTGATTAAATCGAATTAAGCCTCAGAACGCACAGAAACGGGTCTCTAAGGCATTTGAATATAAACTAATAGTAATATACCTAAATAAGATTAAAGTGTCTTAGCGTTGCTCTAAACGGTGTTTAAATTGAAAATTAGTTTAGAGTGTACACTACATTACACAAAAGGGAACATAATCAAGATGACGGTGAATCTTTAGAGATATGTGATAACCAAAACGAAGGTAATAGTTCGTAAAGATTAACACTCATCAACTTGACGAGTAAATATAAACATTTAATACATAAATTATTTATGGTGTTTCTTTAATTTCTTTTGTTGTTTCTTCCTTTCTTCCCATATACTAAACGTATATAGTTCCATGAACTCAATACCTTGAGGGTCAGTTCTCCTCATCTTACCAAGTTCTTTAGGGGTACAACCATAAATTTTACAAAGTTCGTATTCCATCGAGCCGTATCCTGAATTAACGAAATTTCTCCATTTCCTTTGGCGTTACACCAGAGGATTGCTGGACTGTTATAATTAAACTTGTGATGAAATTACTAAGTATCTCAGATGATACGTATTCATCCCAAAACTCTTCATCCAGTTCTTTATCGAGAGACAAACTTGCAGCTAAATGTGCTAAGCGCTTATTCACTTCAGAAAGTTCTTCCAAATCTTCAGGATTAGTTGAACCTTCTGCTTTCATTGATTTAGCAGCTAATGTCATTATAGCTGTTTGTTCCTTATTCGTTGGTTTACGAGCTTCAATAGTTCTTTCGGTTTGTGATGAAGTCTTAAACGTTACTTGCAAAACATCTTCTTCAAAGTCACGTTCTAACTTATCACGAGTAGCAATAAGCTTTTGTGCTTTAACCACTTTGTTCGTTTCTTCTTCATCAATGTTTTCACGTAATCGTTTCAGCTTCTCTTCTTTTGACAAACCTTCTTCTTTTTTCTTAGATTCTGTTTTCTTTGTCATAATTTCGACTCCTAAACTTTTGTTAGGATAATTTAACATAAAAAAATAAACATAGAGGGTACTTTAGGTTTAAATGTTCTTAATCCAAGTACCAGCGTCATTATCTTTAGTCAGAGTAATATCTTTCGGATTCATAACCTGAAAATCGATAGAACCTTCGGAAACTGTTCCTGCATCTCCCATCGAAATTTCAAACCCTGTAATCATAACCTCATCAAAGTACCATCCAACACTATTAGCACCAACTTGACCAGATACAAAACATCTAGTCGCTGCGTTACCACTAATGATTGAACGCAACATTATGCTTGCACCGTCAGGTCCTAATTTTGCAGCCGTTAGTGAACCTTCACAAGATAATGCACCTTGCATGTTCATATCTCCAGTTTCACCAACTAATTCTTGTGTGACTGTACCTCTTTCTAAAGTGATTGAGTAATCAGCAATAGCCATATCACTATGCGCTTTACCAGATTGTCCACTCAATCCAATTTCAATAACAGTATCGCTACCTGTATATGTTTGATTAGTTGTCATATCATATCACCATTTAATCTGTTATTTTGCCACCTGATGGGTATGTTACATTGTAAGGGTCTAATACAATCCAATCGATAGATGCCTCTGTAATGGTATCCTTATTACCACCAGTAATGTCAAATCGTGTAACTTGACATGATGTGAAATACCATTCTAAAGTACTACCTGATACTGAACCTGAAACGCTAATGATTGAACCAGATACTAATCCAGCTAATGCATCACAGTTACCAGAGCCACCAAACTTACAACATGTGTAAGAACCATCAATGGATAGTGAACCTTCATAGAATTCGTTTCCTTCAGCACCCAGTAACGCTTGTTCATTTGTTCCTCGGCTAAATGATACACTAAAATCTGAAATACCAAAGGTTGCTTGTCCCTTTGAGTTAATTTCAACAACTGCATCATTTCCTCTTATTACTGCTGCCATATTTTATTCACCTATCAAATCTATTAGACATATATACATACTTAAATTAAAAATCATATCCTCTCACGATTCTCCAAATCATAACTTTTCTATATGCTTCAAAGTCATCGAGATACATATCGTTGTCAGAGGATTTCGTATAACCGTTTGCTAATAATACTTCTGAAATCGCATCTGCAATATCATACGTGTTCTTTACATTAGTTCTTGAGATGATATCTATTTGAATAATGAGAGTTTCTTTCGCTACTCTGTTACCATCACTTACTCTACCGTTACCTATGTATCCTTGTGATGTTCCACCTGCATTTGATATAGTTATACAAGGAAAGTTTACTGATTCTCTACTCCAACCAACTGTAATATCATCTGCATCAACATAGGATGTTATAGTAGAATCATTAATGAGTAAATCTCTTAACGCTTTTATTTGATCGTAACTAGGCATTATACCGTCATCTCTTTTATCAGTGTTTTAAAATCTCTATAATAAATACTTAACATGTAATCAGTATTACTTATCGCTTGACTTAGATAGTGGTATCCTCTTTGTCCTCTTACCCATGGTTTATAAGTTCCCTGTCCTAAATCTAAAAGATTAGAGTTCTTAGGAAAAATCTTGTGAGGGACACCTAGTTCTACAGCTGCTGCATGATCAGATTCATTTGATAATACTGAGATAAATCCATTAGGTGTCCAAGAACCTTTATTCTGTTTCCAAGATTCCTCTATACTTCTATCATTATAACTCTTACCGTGTGACCAAGTACCTCCCCATCTTCCAGTTCCAATACTTTCATTTAAGATGTTCTGCGCCTTTTCTTGCACAGCATCCATCACTCTATGTGTAGATTCTTCTGCAACTAAAGGTGCATATGCTCTTAACTTTTCTAATCGTTTTAGTACTTCTTTGTCACCAGTAACTTTAATCATAATTGTTTCAACGCCAAACGCCTTGTTATTGATTCAGAATCAGTTTTTACTTCCATTACTTCGTAGTAATCACCTTGCCACAATACTCTATCACCTACTGTGAAAGATTGTGTGGGTAAGATGTAACAATAATACTTTATATTCTCAAATTCACCAGACATCTCTTTTGATTCTTTCATTGATATAGGAGACATTCTACATATTATATCTGTTTGTGCTTCTGACCAACTATCATTTGATAACTCACCTAAATCATTACGAGATTGATTTCTAGTATATCTATCGCATGTGTGTTCTAAT